TTTCACCCGACAAAAGGGCAGCGGCCACATACTTGCCACTCCAAAGACCCGCGTAGGTATTGGGGGAAACTGTTGGGCCACTCAAATTGATTTTGTTTAGATTATTATTCATTTTCGTGGTTAGTTGAATAGTTGATTAAATACTCGGTCTTTTACTGATTCGGCTCTTTTATTGCCCATGTGGAATTGCAATTTTTTTGCTTGTCCATTGGATTCTGGGTTATGCAATGTATGTGGTGCGGGTTCAGTTGCCAATCTCTCTGTCAATTCTTTGTTCTCGGCACTCAATGCAACCTTTTCCATTTCCAATGCTGACAAACGAGCCTCAAATCGGGCTTCCAATTCTGTCATCTGTTTGCTAAAATAAGATTCTTCCATTTCTGTTTTGCTTTTTACTACTTTTTTTGCCATTGGCATTGCTTCAACAATTTTGTCTTTCATCGGCATATCCTCGGCTTCAACTTCATCAATGATTGCTTCTTCTTCTGGCATTTCTTCCTCCTTAGTTGCAATTTCAACTATTGTACCATTGGGATCAACAGTCATTGTGTTTCCGTTTTCTAATGCAAATTCACCTTCTGGACATGCAATGTTACCATCTGGCGTAACAATAAATACTGCTTCACCAACTGCAAAGTTGTCTGATTCAAATGTGGCTTGACCATCCTCGGTCTTAACTTGTGCCAACTCCACCTCGATTGTAGCTTCGGACTTTAATCCCAAAGTTGCCAATACGCGGTTTAATGTTTCGGTTGCGTTCATATATATAAAACTTTAATTGTTTACTTTGTTAGATTTTTGAAATTCTGTAAGGATATCAATGACCTTAGCCAACTTTTCATCATCGGTTTCAACCTTTGATAATGGCATTGACTTATCTGCAAAATAACCTTCGATGCTGAATCCTTTAACACGACCAGTTTTTACATAGTCGTTCCAAATCTCATCGTTGGTAACTTTTAAACATCCCATCCATGTTCCAATTGGATCCGTCATACCATAGATAGCAGACTTGTCTTTTTCCATATCTTCCTTAATCCAAGATTCCACCATGCAAATACCTTGCAAAGCCATGTCATGTTCCAAAGTTGCTTTTCCTTGGTTACCCTTCATCAAAAACATTTGCGATGCCCGTGATACCGTGTTCTTTGAAAAATACACATAGAACTCTTGCATTTCACCATTCATGACTTGTTTACGAAATATTGGTTTGTCGGGTATCAATACTGGCCCCATCAAAATGCGTTTTTCTGCATCAACTTGAGCAAACTTGATTTCATGTGATTTCAATGCAATAAAATTGGATTCAATTGCGGGTGCTTCTACAATGCTAATAGCATCAATACCACTTGCCAATTGTTGGTCATCCAATATCAATTCAACTATTCTCATAATTTGTTTAAATTGTTTAAATACTCTCCCTTTGCTTCCATTTCCATCATCATTGTATTTAGTTCCTTTGGTTCAATACCAAACTTTTCTTTCATTCTTGATACTTTGCCACATAGCATTTTTGCCGCTTTGTAATGTACAATTGCCTTTACAATATCGCCTTTGATGTTATCGTGTTTGGTTCTGATACTTTCCACTTTTGCCCTTAACAATCCCATTTCTTTGGTCAAATCTGATGATATTGATAATTTAATTCCTTGTAATTGCATATCCTAAAAAACGAATTAACCAGGGAATGTTGCATTTGTCTGTATCCTTCTATCAAGTGCTTGTTGTGAACTCATATCGTTACCAACAACATATGCCTTTGCGGGTTTGTTTAAACTTTTGTTCAAACTTGCAGACATTTGTGCTGATGGGTCAACCGTTCCTCCAATAATAGACACACTTGGCCCCATGCTGGGTGCTGATTGCCCAGAATCTGATGCATTTGGTACTTTTACAGATAAGATTTTTTTAACATTCATTAAACCAGTTGCAATAATTGCTGCCGCGTTAATATATCCTAATGGCGGTGTTGCTGCTCCCGCTTCCAATGCCTTGTTTGCACCCGAATAAGTAGAAATAATGGCACTTGCAACAGCCAATGTTTTTCCCATTGCAGTTTGTTCACCTACTAATTGCGAGAAAGTTGATAAGGCCGCCCCAGTTGCATCCAACAATGCCACCGCATTTGCGTGTTTTGCATCATCTATCTTTTTGGTAGCATCAGCAGTTTCTTTTTTGATTGCAATTTCTTTTTGTGCTAACTGCAATTCCAAATCAGTAGTTGATTGTCCAGCATCTTTTTTGGCTTGAATCATATTTGCCAAACGATCCAACTCTAATTTCTCTAATGCTTTTTGCTTTTCTTTTTCATCACTAATGGTTTTTGTAATTCGCAACTGCTCTTTAGCATATTGCTCATTAATAAATTTTTCCTCACCATCGGCCGCTCGTTGTTTAAATGCAAGTTCTGCCTCAATTGCCGCTTTCGACGCATCTAATTGGTCTTTTAATTCTTGTTTCCTTTTGGCCTCGTCTTCCTTATTTAATGCATCAATTGATTTAGTTAATTTCCGTTTACGCAAAATAGATTGGGCTTCCAACTCATAAACTTTAGATTGTGCATCTGCAGATTCTTGAGCCATTTCATCACTAATATCACTAAGTGCATTTCGTTGATTAATCAAAGCCAATTTTTCTTTGGCAATTTTCATTTCTTTGGCCAACAAAGCATCTTCCGCAGTACCAACTTGTTTTAATGCTTTAATTCTTTCCTCTAATGTGGCATTTTCATCTTCCATCATTAATCTCGCCGCCGCTAATTCCTTATTTTGTTTAGCCCTTTCTACTCCTAATGCCCTCTCCGCATCTTGTATTTTAGCAAATTGTTTTTCAATGTTTGCTGCAATCTGTGCCTCCCGTTGGGCTTCATCCATTACTTTTCCAATTGCCTTTCCCGCTGCATCCAATTTGCCAGTCATATCCTCTACTCCCAAAGCCACTTTAGCAACTGCGTTGGTAGCAACTTTTCCCGCTTCCGAAAATTCACCAGAAAATAATAAACCAATTGCTTTACCTAATTGTGGCAACAATTCCAATAAACCTTCAAAACGATTAATGATGTTTTCTTTTAACATCGTAGCAAACTCGTTTAAGGCCTTTTGCGGGTCTGTAAATATGCCTATTAATATATTTGCCACCTTGACCAATACATCCCTAAATACATTCATTACCGCACTTAATCCAGCCATAAGTTGGTCTACCTTTTCCCCTCCTTCATCTGTGGATGTAAATGCCTTATACAATAATCCTAATGCTGCCGTAATCGCAGTAATGGTCAACATCACGGGATTTGCTGCCAATACCATTAATGATTTTCCAAATCCTTGTACGGCTTGAACTGCTTGACCAACGGGGCCTTTAATTCCCGCTAACTTTTCACCAATTCCACTTGCCTTCTGGGCAGTTGTTCCAACACCTTCTAAACTTGCATTTAGATTGTCTACATTTTGGACTGCATCCTTGGTATTAATATTGACATTATAATTTATTTGCTCGGCCATGATTTTAATTTTCTTTTATAGATTTTCCATACTTGCTTCCAAGTTTGTGCGTATTGGTTTTTTCCTTTGGCAATTTCTACCGTATCAGATACCCCATACCATTCTTGGGCTTGTGCTAATTTTATAATGAGTAATATCATTTTTTAAGTATTAAAAAGTTTGATTTTTCAATAATAATGGTGTGTGAACCTCCCGTGTGTGGCTTCCAAACAAATGTTACTTCATCGGTTGTGGATAAATCCAAAATGGTATCAAAATTAATACTGTGATGGTTTGAATCCGTCAACCCGTATGCCGTTGTTTGAATACCATTTACTTGGATTGCAAATTCAATTTGCTTGTTCCCACTTTGACCAAATGCACACATTCCCGTGAACTTGTATTGACCGCCATCGGTGCATACATATTTTGCCAATGCCAAATTTGATGTGATGTTCTGTGTATACCCGATTGATACTTGTAATTCTTGTGGCACTGGTGCCCACAATGTGGAATCGGTTGCAACGGAAGTTGGGGTACTGCGATACATCGTGATTTGATTGAATTGTACAATGGCTTGTAAACTTTCCACTTGTTGGGCCAAGTCACTCACACTATTTTGATTGTATGTCGTGTCCTGGTTCGTGTCCAAATAATCTTGTGTTCCAAAACGATACGCATTCATAATACCCTTTGCAACGGGGTAATCGTTCAAATATGATTTGCCATTGACATTGACGACCACATCCGTGAACACTGGTTTTTGTCCCGTGGTTGTGAACGACATGATATCCACATTTGGGTAAGTGATTAATTCAAGGTTTGCAACCTCGGTCAACATATCGTACTTAACCGATTGCACTTTGTAGTAATTACCACTTATGGCGATGGTGTCATTCAATGCGAAGTTCAACCATTCACCCACGGGTACGATTCCCGTCATTTTAACCAACCTTGATTGCGTTGAATACATACGGGAAAGGTATTCGTTCCAATACATCAAATACAATGTGTTTACGGGGGCATTACCACGCACCGAATACTCCAAACCAAACGCAACTGAATAACTTGATGTTGCTGTTGGATAAGCGGAATACGATGTCATCAATGGCAATACATATTGGTTTACCGCAACTCCATTATTGTTGAAATA